CTCTGCTCCAACCCAACGAAGCCAACGCACTGCTGGTCTGTTGTATTTATAGACAAAGTTTCCTGCCATTCCTCCCACTAGTTTCAACAACTCATTAACCCAAGTCTTTGAGTACTTTACAAATTCTTTCTTATATCTCTTGGATATATCATCAGTCCCAAGCATCCATAGGTACGGAAACATGTCTCCTTCACCAACACCAAACATTCCGATTGGTTTTCCTTTGTTGTTAAGGACTGTTAAGGTAGCCAAGTCATACTTGAAGGCATCGTGAAGAGCATCTATGGGTTTCCTTCCCATGCACATGCATTCCATGTTGTCTCCTGCACGAAGCTTTGGTGCAAGATAATCAGCGTGATCTGGATGTGCTTGAACAATTTCAAGCGATGGATACTTAATTACTGATTGATCAAACACGCCTACTTCTAGTGTGGATAAATGACTCAAACTCTGCTGACTGGAAGTTACCAGGCAATGCTGAATCGTTTACTATTTTGATTGTAGTGTCTTTTGCTGAAGACATGATGGGGAAACTAAATGAACCAGACTCGATAGGAAGCGTTCCTACAACAGTACTTCCAACAATATTGCTAGAGAATACATTGTTATATGTCTGTCGGGCCTTTGGTGTGACTTCTACTTTGAAGCTTGCAGTGTCATCAAAGAACAAAGTACCTCCTTTTAGGAAGTGCCTTTGGTATCCTGATGGACTCTTTCTTTGGTTAGCACGTTGCTTGAACATCTGCTCACTGAAGGTGTAGCTCATGGTGTATTTAACACCTACCCACACTGGGGTGTTGTTATGACTAGCGTCTACTGTAACAGTGGTTCCGTTAACAGTACAAGGTATCAAAGCTCCTGCTTTAGTGCTACCAGCTTCTCTTGTGTATACTTGTATTTCATCATCACTTTCTGGAATGAATGAGAGAGTGATTTGTCCATTTGCAATAGTAGCTTGTTGTCTTAAATCAAGATAGGTGTTAAAACTTGTACCAGTGTCCACAAGCTTCTCTTCCATAGGCATTACAAGTAACTCAGTCTTATTGCTCTTGGTTGCTATAATGTAAAGATCACTTTCAATAAATTCAAATCCTACAACAGAGAAGGGGAAGGTAAACTTACTCCAACTTGCTAGTATCTTCTGTGCGCCTTCCCAGTAGTACTTGTAGACATACATGCTTTTATTATCAGACTCACTCACAACACAAATGCAGTTCTCTGAAGTAGATCCTGCCATGTCCATGATGTCTGCTGGTATGTACTGAGGTACGTGGGCTGTTATCTCAACGGAGTCGTAAGTGTCTGTGTTTGCATTTATGTTGAACTCACGCACTCCTGAGAAACTTCCCCTGGTAAACGGAAAGTAGATGTAGCTACCAAGCTCAAGGGGAAGTGTACTTGTATTAGTCTCGTAGTTTGTAACTGGTGTTATTGAAACTGTTTTTGGAGTGAGTAGATCTCCTCCTCTAAGAACAAACTGACCACGCTCTCCAAAGAGTATAAGGTTCTCTTGGAATCCCACTGCTGACTTTAGCTTAGTAACTCTAGTACTGGCTACGTTGACATCGATGGGATCGGAGTCCAATAAGGTTCTTACAGTGGTCCTAAAGAAGTTAAAGTACTCTCCTGCTTCTGACAGAATAACACTGCCTTCTGAAAGAAAGCCTAGTCGGTTCTTGTAGAAGAATATGTCAGAGATCTTTCTGTCTCCATTGTTTCCTGATGATACATTGAAGAAAGAAGGGAAGGGGTTCGTGTTGTCATCTCCTGCTTGTTTGGTTGTCCAGGAACACGCTGCTAAATTAAAATTATTTACTGATGTGTTAACAAGTTTAAATGGAAGCGTATCTCCATCTAGTTGTATGAACTCATCAAACCCAACGTCTTCAAAGTAACCTCCATCACCTATTGCTGACCCATCGTTTGTCTCAAACTTTACGTAGTAATCATCCTCGTTGTCTTCAACAGATCCTCGTACCTTTATTCTAAAATTGTTTGGAGCTACCTTTGGTAAGTCAGAGATAGCATCAACTTCCTTGTAAGCTACTCCAAGTGCTGTTCCAGATTTACTGTCAGATACTCTTATCTTAAAAGGAGAAGAAGAGCTAGAGGATATGGTAAAGAAGTTGTCTGGTCTTGTTTTTGTTTCAGTTCCTCCTCCTACTACTACTGAGGTTCCATCTTCAAATCTAATTGCTTGTTTGTCATTAGTAATAGGGTTACTATTTCCATCAAGTGCGTTTTCTATTTCATTTAAAGCGGAAACAGTAAAGATAGTGTTGTTAGTTCCCGAACCCGAAGAAGGTTCTCCGTGTAAAACAAAATTAAGCTGACCTCTAAGCCTGTGAGCTATAAGACTAGTTCTAAGTCTGCCGTCTTTTGTTTTGCCTGACTGCATTTCACCAGAAACATAAGATGCCTTGTATACGTTTCCAAAGTCATCTGTCACTTCTACAGTGTATTCGGTTGCGTAATCTGCTTGCTTTACGAACACTATTGCTTTGTTATCGTTAAATATAGCTGCACTCTTTGTAGAGGCTCTGTCTACATCAACTGTTGTGTTTAGTATAAAAGTCGTATCACCAACTGTAAGAGCTTTATAAGATTCTCTAGGCTTTAGATTGTTCGCTAGGTGAAGGTAATGTCCAACTGTAAAACTTACTGTTCCTGTAAGTGTAACTGAAGCAAAGTTCAAGATGTCATATACCTGTGCAACATTGCTGTTAATAATAAGAACATAACGCTCTTGCTTGTCTCTGTTGATAAAATGTACAAAAGCATCATCTTCAATAGCAGAACTTACAAGCTGTGTTAGATACCTTGTATTTGGCCTCTTCTTCAATCCATCAGCTACTGAAGACAAAGCGTTTATCTGATCTTCACATTGTCCATCAAATCTGAGCGTGTCTGGTTGTTGACTAACACCCTGGACAAGGTTTGGAAGTGAAGTATTTATCAAAGCCATATTATTAATATAAATCGTAGTTTCTATTGATACCTATTCTAGTGACGGCATCGAAGTTATCAAAAATTGTTCTGTCAGCATTGGAACTATCTGCTCTTTCCAGATTAGCCTTTGCTGCAAATTCATCTCTTATTATGAGTGCTTCAAGTTCTCTAGAGCCAACCAATCGTGACTGTAGGGATCTTGCAGCTTTTAGTGCTATGTATCTTCTAGCTTGTTCTGGTAAATCATCCCAGTCCAACAGAAATGTTATAGTCACCTTTATGTCGTTTGTGAAAGTAGTTGTCTGGTTCTTTCTGTCAAATAGAGAAAGCCCTCGTTGCACTAGGTCAACATCCTCAGTGCCATCATGGTCTACCTGTAGTGTATTATTAGGTAGAGTGATTGAGTTGTTTGTTGGAGAAAGAACGTAGTCTTTAACAGTATTAAAATGCCAACCTTCACTCTGCACCTCTCTTGAAACTTCATCAAGGATTGATACAGCGTTAGCAGCCGACACTGGAAGCTCAGAAGTGTTACTTATGCTGTTGACTGGAGCTTCTCCTATGTATCCCAACATAGTGTTAACAGCCTCTAGCTGCGATGTAAGTGTTGCCATGTAAAATTAATGAGTTGTTTGTTTATGTAAAAGAAAAGGGCAGGAGCCATATTACGACTCCCACCCAATCCTTTGTGTATGATTATATGTAGATTATTACTACTACAGTCTGTACTCAACAGCGCACTCTGGTCTAAGGATACCATGTCCGAGCGCATATTTCGCCACGAACAGAGTTCCCTGGTGAGCTACTGAGTAGTCTTCCTCGGTCGCAAGATCGAGAAGCTTAACAGTACCTACCGCCTGTGGGTGTCCACCAATCAGACCTGTATCGGAAATGTCTCCGTTGTAGCCTGTGCCGTTTCCACCGAACACATCGTTAGATGCGTTGTCATCGTCCTGATCTTGGTTAGCTTCTACTCCAGGTGTTCCTGATCCTGTAGAAAGCGAAGTTACAAGATCCTGCAAGTGCTGTGACTTGAATATCTTAATTCCTGCTACCATCGGCACTGTACCTTTACTTACAGAACCAATACCATCTACGTCACGATTGACTGCGATGTTATCAGATGTAAGTAACTTGTAGTACTGTGCTGGTGTAAGAACTGCAAAACGCTGTCCATCATTTGGTACGTCCTTCTCGTCAAGGCTTTGAGCCATTCCGAAAAGTGCATCAATGATTTCAGTAGCAGTGTCAAGACCATTGCCAGTGTTGACAGATGTTCCTGCGTTACCACCAGTTACGTTAGGTGTAGTTGTTCTAGCAGCAGCTACAAAAGTTTTCATTACTGCAAGGTCAAATCGCTTGGCAAGTGCCTTTCCGATCTCTTTTGCATAAATTGAACGAACTGAGTAGTGGTTCTTAACTTCATCAATATTGGCGATGAAAGTTGAACTCACTAACATATCGTCAATGTTAATGATTTTCTCATTGTGCTTGATTGCACTAAGGTAACTATTGCCAGCATCAAGAATGTCCTGACCTGGTGTATGGTACTTAGCACTTGCTACTCCCGAAACGGGAAACTGGGCGCTTTTACCTGATGATATAGACCTGACTGTATGCAAGTCTTTCATTATGTTTGCCTCATCAAAAGTTGTGAGGATCTCGTTAGAAAATACTTTTAGGAATAACGCATTTGCATCACCTGAAGCATTTATCTGACCCACTCTTGATGGGCTTGTATCTCCATTAGCCATAATTTAATATGTCCTTTCTGTGTTTTATTATGTTTTGTTGTTTATATTTGGGTTATTAACAACTCACTCATTCAATAAAACAAAAAGACCTACTCGGTGTTCTTTGATTAGTTGTCCCTCGCAAG